CTGTCCAGTATGTGAATACCAGACTGCTTTCAGTGATGATACAACTGACGAAGAAATTGAACAAGTAAAAGAAATGTTGTCTACCTGGTACGACGACTCTTGGAAACGCGAGGATTATTAATATGACTGAACAAGAAGCAAAACAACTGTTAGATGCAGCAGTGGCAAAAATCGATCAAGCAGTTGCGGATGCAGTACAAATTGCAGATGAACATGGTTTGGAATTTTCACTTGATATTGCTTATGGTGCAGGTTGTACCTATTACCCACCACAGTACCTTCAGAGTGAAGATGGTGAATGGTTAGTTGATGAATATTATCTAGATGCTGACCAAGGCGGCTGGGTTTCGTCAAGCCAGACTTGTTAAGGAAAATAAAATGTCTAAAGTACGTACAGTTAAACAGATTGAAAAAGAAATTGAAGCTCTAATTCAAGAAGGTAAAGCACTTTCTAATGAAACTGGAAAACCCTTTGAAGTACTAGATCAAACTTTCTATCCGGGTTCTGAAATCATCAAAATGTGTGATCCAGATGATGAAGAAAATTATCTTTATCTAGATGATTATTATGCAGAATGTTACGGAAAAAGTGGTAAGTGGATGAGTAGTTCTGATTTTTGCTAATAGAAGGGGAATTATATTCCCCATTTTAATTGAGAGGGTATATTATGTTTAAAGAAGCATTAAAGATGAAAATTGAAGAACTAACGAAAGAACGTGAAGCAGTTTTTGATCAAATGGAACCATTGAAAGAGAAGGTTAGTTTTCTCTACAATGAAATCAAAGCACTACAAAATAAACTTTCATGTATTGAACGGGAAGAAATCGAATCTCCAGAAATGACTGATGACCAGCGTATCGCCTTTTATCTAGAAAATGATGGCGACACTAAAGGTATGGAACACTTTAAAGCTAAAGAGAAGTTTTGGCAGGATCAAGGTCTATGGCCTAGTGGATATTACCCATCTATCCAGCAGCAAGGATTAAAGGTAATGTTGTATACCGATAAACGTACTAACCAACAGACTATCGATATTATTAATAAAGTACTTCCACATATGAAGACTATTGAAGGTATCGATGATACACGCCCTAATATTAAAGTGTTTGGAATATTTGAATATACTCTATCTGAATATGGTTCGTATTCATTGTTCTTCGATACTGATCGTGAAGAATGGATTGTTTCTATTATTTCGTGGCACCGCCGTCGTGATGTATATGTAACTAAATCTCTAGAAGATGTTATTAATTATATTTCAATCAACCACTCATATGATGGTAATGATTACGACGAGGATTACTAATGTTAATTATTGGTAGTACTGCATATAAAGAATATGCTAAACCAGCAAGACCTGTTAATCATGAATCTGATTTAGATGTTATGATGACCTATGACGAATATGACACCATTGTTCTTAATACATGGTCGGTACAATTTCCAGATATGGAAATTATCAAAGATACGTCAGATTATGTGCATGTTAAAAATGCATATGGTTACGATAATGTTGAGATTTATCTAGGTCATGATAACAACAGTACTGAGCAGTTAATTAACTACTGTAATTCTGATAATAAAGTAGTTACTGCTGGGTTAAATGTACTTTATACAATTAAAATGTCGCATCGTTACTTACGTAATTCTCCACATTTCTTAAAGACGCTTCGTGATATTATGCAAATGCGTAAATTAGGTGCGAATATGGATGATCCAGTACTATACGAAATCTTCAAATTGCGTGAAAAAGAAACGTATAACTACAAGCATCCAGTACTTGACCAGAACAAAGCAAGCTTCTTTAGTGGTGATGGAGTTGATTATGTCTACGACCACGATACTATTCACGAAGCAATTAAAATCACCGATAAACCTGCATATATGAATTATATTGTAGAAGGTGCTGATGTAATGACAAGCAAAGAAAAATTCTTTGCACAGAGTGATTATATTAAGATATTAGGTGTTTACGAAGAAACCTGTGTGTTAGCTCTTGAACGTTCACAGATTCCTAATAACTTTGAGATTGATGCACGTCAGAGTTTTATAACTGCACTTGTAAAAGTTTGTAGTAGCATTACTTCTGGTTGGTTTCGTGAATATGCATGGGAAAACTTCAATACTGTAGTTTCAATGTATCGTAAATTTGGTGAAGACGATTATATTAAACGCTTTCATGCAAATAGCTCAGTACTAAAACCTCATGAGGTAGAAAATGCATAATGAGTTGGCTCCTGGTGTTTTGGCATTAGTTGTTGGTCTTGTTGTAGATGTACATTTAAATGGTTTATCAGTTGAACTATATGAATTCGTTGAGGGAGATAATGAAATATTTTACGACCCAACGGATGGACATACTTACTACTTCCATGAAGACGAACTTGGTGGTAATTCAAGTTGGGGATGTATAACATCTTCAACAAATGATTATTTGTTCTTTGAACCGAAGAACCTTTTACCTATTGGTAAGAAATCGTCAGAAAAAGAAAAAGAAAAGGAAGTTGAAAATGAGTTATGTAAAAGTACTTAATATCCCTGATGACAAACGTGTATTTGTAATTGGTGATGTTCACGGAAACTATGAACTATTTGAAAAAACACTAAAAGAACTAGGAATCACTGATGATGATGTATTAATCAGCGTTGGTGATTTGGTTGACCGTGGGAAGAATAATGCAAAGATGTTATTCGAATTCCTTACCAAAGAAAATCGTTATATGGTTTTAGGTAATCATGAAAATATGATGATTCGTGCACAAACTAGTCGTGAGTGGAATTTGAATTGGTTACATAATGGTGGTCAAGAAACTCTCGATGAAATTGGACAGCCCGGTATTACTCATTTCTGTAAACTACTAGATGACGTACCTTATCTAATTGAAGTGAATCACAGGGGTTATAAACTAGGAATTGCACATGCAGGAATTCCACATTATTCTAATGTTAGTGATTGGGAAATAATCAAGCAATGGGCTGAAGATAGTGCCGAATATCGTTATCAACTTATTTGGGATCGAGATGCGATTCAATATGCAGTATATGATAACCAAGTTCCACAAAAAGAAAAGTTAGAGGCGGTTGTAAGTAATGTTGATTATGTAATACATGGTCATACTGGCGTAACAGAACCGTTAGTATTTGGTAATAGGGTTTGGCTAGATACCCAATTCAGAAGTGGTCAGTTCACGATAGCTACCATGAATGATGAAACACATTTAATGAAGTTCTATACTATTGTTCCAGATGAATGGGGTAGTGAGTATGGATATACAATCAAGGAATCATAATGCGTCTTTATAGTATCACTAATATGTACACTGCTGGAATTCATGCAGGAATTCAAACACAACACAGTACTGCTGAACTATTTGTAAAATATCCAATGACAAATTCCGCAACCTCAGATAAGGCGTGTGTAATTTTTGATTGGGCTAAGTATCATAAAACCACAATTGTTCTACAAGGTGGTATGCATGATAATCTAGTAACATTACTAGAAAATATGGAAGTGTGGGCTAAACATAACCCTGACGTTTATCTTCCATTTGCTCCATTCTTTGAACCTGGTATTAACAATGCACTAACTAGTATCAGCATTATTATGCCAGAAGATGCGATTGAGTATATGGGTCTAATTCGTTCCATAAAGCCTGATACTCCAGAACGTGAAGCATTAATGTTAGAAATTTATGACATTTATGGCAAGTTTGCATTCGGTGTATTTGAAGCAATTGCATATCTACCACTAGCAAAATAAGGATAATTTCATGGTAGCAGTACCGGGAAAGTTTTATGTAGCACGTGTATACCGTTCATCTGAAGAAGTTTTAGGATGGATGGTAGTAGCTGATAAAGAGCATACTAAAGCATTCGAGAACTCAAAGAAGAAAGCTGACCAATGGGCTACCCCCTATAGAACCAGCACAGTTCCCGTTATGGAGCCGATTTACGTAAGTAATGAGCCACGTACAGGGTTCAGAATGGTAACGAATGTGAGCCGTTACAGTACGTCTAACGTGGTATGGCGAATCATGCATCCCGATGGTTTTGAGTTTGAAATTACTTCAGACAACCTTTGCGATTTGTTAGAAACAAACACTATTGTTGAAGGTGAGTTCCAAGATCCACTATTCTTCACACATAATAAGAAATTGGTAAATCAGAAAACTAAACTTTTTTCTGGTCTAATTGAACAAGAAGAACATAAGAAAGCTGAAGCAGAGAAAACTAAAGAGCTTGAAGTTGGTGATACTGTTCAAATGGTTTATGAGTTCTCGAATAACTACCGCCCAACTCTAACATGGAATTATGTATTCTGTGGTAAGATGCATGTTATTAGTAATAATAAAAATAATGTATGTGAACTTAATGAGAAAAGTACTTTACGTTTCATTCTCAAAGATATGAAAGATGGACGGTACTATGCAGTTTCTAAATTATTTGACGGATTCACGGTAACTGGTCATGTAGATGGAATTGATCGTGATAAAGTAGTTCATGAAATGAATGAACAAATTAAAACTATTCATGAAACTGTTTCTAATGAAACGTACTACGACAATTATGTTCCTCACTACGTAAGTGCTTTTTGTGTTAATCTAAAGCCTTTTAAGGCAGAAGATTTAAAGATGGAATATATTGAAGTTCCATTAGATGATGTTAATTGTGTTAATATCAATAAAGTTTATAAAATTGGTGACAATCAAATCTTTGGATACTTGTGTACTCATACAACTGCTCGTAATTCTCAAAAAGAATATTTTTCTGTACGAAATTACAGCAGCGATTATGAACCAGAAGCACTTGCAATTTACCCTATTTTAGGGTATGATGCTGTTACAAATGTACCAGTTACGCATGTTGATTACGATGGTTGTAGAACATTAATTGGTTATAACAGCCCATTTGACACCTATAGCTACGGGTACAGTCGTGGCAAATCTCGTCTAAGTACAATGGCGTTACCTGAAACAATTGAAGTTGGATATTATACTCTACGGGGCTGATGACCCGTTTTAAAGGAATTTGAATGTCAGTTTTAGATATTATTTTAAAGATTAAAAACACTGCAAGTACTAATGCAAAGAAAGATATTCTCACTGAAAATATTAATAACATCGATCTTAAGCGTGCAATTCAGTTAGCACTTGAGCCTTCTATTGTAAGTGGTATTAAAAAATTACCAGAAGCAATCGAAACTGATAAGTCACTAACTCTTTCAGAAGGTCTTGATGCACTTGACGTTTTATATACTCGTAAATTAACGGGTAATGCGGGTCGTCAATATCTTGCTGAACTATTAGGTTCTGTATCAGAAGAAGATGCTGAAGTACTTCGTAAAGTTGTTTTAAAGAATCTTGATTGTGGTGTTCAGGAAAAGAATGCAAATGACGTATATGGTAAAGGGTTTATTAAAGACGAGCCTTATATGCGTTGTTCTTTGGTAAATGAAAAAACCGTCCAAAACATTACTTCATTCAAAACTCATGGTTACGCAGTAGCTGAAGTTAAAATGGATGGACAGTACTTAAACAGTGCAGTAGTGAATGATTCATTACTTTGTACTTCAAGGAATGGTAAAGTTTACGACTTCTTAGGAATGAAAGATGCTGATATGGTTCAGCTTGCTAAGAATGTCCAAGAAAATGATGATCGTTTTTCCAGTGGTGTTGTATTCAACGGCGAATGTCTTGTTATCGACAATGATGGTAAAATTCTAAATCGCGAAACTGGTAACGGTATTATTCAGAAAGCAGGAAAAGATAGTATTAGTACACAGGAAGCAATGCGTGTAGTTTTTGTTTTGTGGGATGTTCTACCATTTGATGCATTCCAGAATGGTTTATGGGAAGTTGAACGTAAAGAACGCCGGGAAATTCTAGAAGCAGCAATCAGTACTTTAGAGTCTGAATTCGTTCGAATGGTTGAATATCGCAAATGTGTTGATATTGGTCAGGCGTTTGATTTTAACACTGAAATGATTGAACAAGGTGAAGAAGGATCTATTCTTAAATGTGAATCTGGTATTTGGAAATCACACACTTCTCCTAAGCAGTTAAAACTAAAATTAAAAATGCAGTTCGATCTTCGTATTATTGGTTATAACGAAGGTGAAGGTAAGCGTGCCGGTGGAATTGGATCGTTAATTCTTGAATCTGCTGATGGTATTATTGTTGTAGGATGCGGTACTGGATTTAAAGAAAAAGATGTAGAATGGACCCCAATGACAATGATGGAACGATGGAGTGAAATTGATGGTGCTATTGCCACTGTTGAAAGTACTTCATTGACTAAAGATAAACGTACTGGTCAAATGAGTATCTTCTTACCCGTATTTGTTGAATTCCGTTTTGATAAAAATACTGCTGATACATACGAACGAATTCTTGAGATTAAAGAATCTGCGGTACATGTGTTGCGTGAAAAATTAGCGAAGTTGGAATGTTAATTTATTGTGAATCTATTTTGGGGAGGACGGTTTTCGTCACCCCTTATAAAAGTTGGTTTGATAGTTCATCAGTTAATCAGTACGTTGACCGTAGATTTCTGCTTGAAAGCCATCTTGTCATGTTGCAAAACTTCAACGGTTCAGATGCATTCATAACAATTAAAAACCGATATAATCACGATTCACTTGACAAAAGCTGGAATCGTGGTACTATGCTACATAGACTAGAAGAGACTTCGTTTAGTTTAGCAACATTGTATTGTGGTAATGAACTCTTAAGTCCATTAGGATATATTACACCTTACAGGTACGTTATGGTTGAATCGAAACCAATCGAACAGATTGAAGAATATTTAAGGTGTATGGATGAAATTTACAATTATCTCTGATTTACATGGTGAAATTGGATTCATGGAAAATCAGGAAGTACAGAAAGATACGATTCTTTTGATTCCTGGTGATATTCACGAAACTCGCCGCACAGGTCAGTACAGAGAAATACTTTCAGTACTTACTTCTAAGTTTGATGAAGTTGTAATGATTACTGGCAATCATGAATATTATGGTTCAAATTTCAACAAAACTCACCGAGTACTTAAAGCATTCGAACATGAGTTCGGTAATTTTCATTTTCTAAATGATGAATTTCGTATATTTGGTGATGTTCTTGTATTAGGGGGAACGCTCTGGACAGACTACGATAATTCTAATCCTATTACGAAGTTACAAGCACAACTTGGTATGAATGATTACAAGTACATCAGGACGGGGCCACCAGAACAGTACTGGCAGCGTAAAGTCAGCCCTGATGATCTTGAATTTCTGCATTATAAAACTAAAACATTTTTGCAGAAATGTCTTGACAATCAACGAGAAGTATGCGATAATTTAAAAACGGTGGTAATGACGCACCACGCTCCAAGCTTTGGTAGTGTTGACCCGTATTTTAAGGACGATAATCTGAACGGCTGTTATTGTTCTAACATGGAAGGTTTCATTGAAAGTTTAGGCGTAGACCTTTGGATTCATGGACATGTTCATTCCTCTCATGATTACATGATTGGTAATACACAAGTATTATGTAATCCACATGGATATATGCTTAGTAATGGAACTCCTGAGAATAAAAACTTTAACAGTACTTTGACCGTAGAGGTGTAACATGGCAAGTAATGATTCAATGATACGTCTTATGCAAATGGTGACAAAACAAAACACACAAATCATTGTTAATGGTAAAAACATCACTGGACAGGATCTTGTTATCAAGAAAAGCTCATCTGGCGGTACTGTTGTAATGGTTGATGGTGTGCCAGCATTTGGCGATGACGTAAACATTAATATTGAAATCAATGGTGACGTTGAATCAATTGAGTTGGGTGCAGGTACAATTACTTGTGCCAACGTAACGAATGGAATTAAAACAATCTCCGGTGACGTAGCATGTGAAAATGTTCATGGTAATATTTCCACAACATCAGGAGATGTGAAGTGTGATGATGTAGCCGGAAACGTAACTACAGTATCAGGTGATGTACAATCTAAAATTATTGGTGGCAATTGTAGCACCATTTCTGGCGATATTTCAAAATAAGGATTTAAGATGTTTGATAAAACTACTCAAGATATGACCCCTACTTCTCTAACCATTCCATACGTACTTGAGCGTTCCGGTGATAGTGAACGTTCTTATGATCTAGCATCACGTATGATGCAAGACCGCCTTATTTTTATCGATTCTGATTTTAATGATCAGATGGCTCATGTAATCAAAATGCAACTTCAGTATCTTGATTCACGTAATGACAAACCAATTACACTTTTCATTAGTTCCCCAGGTGGTTCAGTTCATGCTGGTCTTGGAATTAAAGATGTAGTTAAAAACTGTCGTTCACCTATTAAAACTATTGTAATGGGTTATGCTGCAAGTATGGGTTGCTATACTCAATCAGTAATGGGTACTCCAGGTATGCGTTTGATGGGTGCAGATTCATTCATTATGGCACACCAAGTATCATCAGGTACTAAAGGTCTAATTACTGATCAGAAAATTGCACTAGCACACTCTGACCGTTTGAATGAACTTTTAACTTCACAAATCGCTGAAGCTGTTGGTGTACCATACAAACAGTTCTTAGTAGATGTTGACCGTGATTTGTGGTTGAACGCAGAAGAATCTCTAAACTACGGTACTAAAGGTTTCGTTGATGGAATTCTTGTGGGCGAACGTAATGAACTAGGTCAGTACAAAGTTAAACGCCGTGATGGTTCTTTCGATTGGGTTTAAAATATAAATTATGAATAAAACTTTAGTTCGGGGAAATGATGTTCCCAACAACTCCGAGTCAATAAGTACTTCAGAGTTTATGAGTGTTGCATTGGAACAAATTTCCAGTACTGCACTTAGCATTAAAGATGCAGATGAAGCAGAACCAGTACTAGACGCAATGGCTGATATTCTAGATTTAGTTTGTCAGTTTCTTGTGGCGAAGAATATTGATTCTGATTATCTTTTCGAACATGCAATAGAATTACGTAATACTAAAGGAGCTTTCAATACGAAAGTTGCAGTACTAAAGGATTGAGATAGATGAGCACCAACCATTATAATCTTGGATATGAATTCTTCCAGGAAAAGAAGAATGAAGTACTTTCAAATGAACAACTAAAGCAGATGCATCCATTGTTCCGTCGAGGTTATCGCACGGCACAAGAAGATTTCATGAAGCGTAATAATCGCAGTTTCCCTATAACTCTTGCGAATATTCCTACTCGCGGTGAGACTTTTGTTCCTTCATGGAATGATATTCTTGCAGCGACACGCCGACCTCGCTTTCAGAAGTTACATGCACCTCATATGGCACCAGTACTTAATATGCTAATCAAATCAGTAGAAGACAATTCTTCTGATATCAAACGTTATGCAGATGTTGTGCGTAAAGTTGATGAAGGTTTTGATATTATTTTACAGTACGGATATGATTGCGGCATCCTTGACAGTAACGATCTAAGCAAATACAACTACATTGCGAAGTAATTATTAAAGCCGCTTAATTGCGGCTTTATTTTTAAGGAAAATATGAAACTACGTCCGTATACACCAGCAGAAACTAATGAACTGATAAGTAAGTTCTCACTTATTGCAGATTATCAGTACGCTATTAGTGAAAAAGTACATCTTCTAATTTTATCAAAGTACTATGATTATATTGATAATTTTAAAATTAGTTTATTTACTTGGAAACCATGTGATTTTGAAAAATTCTGTAAACATTTATCTTGGTCGGGTGTAAGATTTACAGATTTTAATCATAACTATCCATCATTATTTGATAAAACTTTTTTCAATAAACCATTTAAAATTTTCAGACATACATTTCATTCTAAGATATTTGATACTATCTTTACCAGTTATGGTGTTTCAGGATTCACTGAAAGTGAACTGGATATGCTTAACGAAGCTGCAATACTTACAGATTATTTCATTTTTAATTATGAACTTCATACCAAGTACAGTACTTTGATTAACTATGCATCAAAGCCATTTGAGTTTGATGAATCTGATATTAAATGGTTAGAACAAATAGATCTTTTATATAACAGGGCTATTAAATGGAATTCAAACTAACAGAAGAACAATCTCAAGATATTCTAAAACACTTTGGCTCCTATCGTGAAATCATCCGACTAATTCACGTAGAAGCTTATGATGTACTTGATCGTTACTATCGAAATTATTGTAAAAACCATACTGGTTTTTTCAAACCTATGAAGCGTGAACGTTTCTTTGATCGTATTTCACAAGGAAATACTAATATTCATGCGAGTACTAATACCGTAGTCGCTGGTAACAAGTACGTTTATTCTTATAACAAAGCACGACTAAGTATTAAAAAGTTAATGTATCTTAAAGTACATGATGAAGCTATTGCAAATCAGGTTGTTCATGCTGCGTTAGATTCTCCATATATCTTCGGTGATAAACCTAATAAAGTAGCTAAACTTTATGATAATCTAGTAGAATATGGTTCTATTCCTTATGTAGTAGATTCTGAAGTACTTGATTTGTACCGAGTTGTTAAAAAAGAAAACCTTGAGCGTATCGAATTATTAAATCTATTAGGTGTTTCATATGAACTATGATATATTAACACAAGAAGATACTGATATTTGGATTGGTAACTTAAATAAAGTTATTGGCCTTGCTGAAAAATTATGTTCTACTTGGAATGACCGTAAAACTTTGATGGATACTCAGTACAAGGAACGTTATCTTACTGGATGGCGACGTTTCTTTTACGATTCTGATGGTTATTGGTTAACTCCTTATAGTGGTATTCCGTATCCATATGGTGGATATTTTAAACTTCGTCACTTAGATGAATTAACATATGCAGAAAATGATCTTCGACTTTATGTAGAGTGTGAATATAAGGAAGAAAAGTTACTAAGAACTCAGGAACGTTGGAGCAAGTATGCTTCACAGCCATTTCAGATTAATGAAAATGATGTAATATTTTATCAAAGTATGCACAAGTTTCATTTATTATCTCAACAAATAGCTAAAAGATTAGGGATTGATTATGAAGCATTCAACTTGGATGAAGATAGCAAAAATAGTAGCTGATGAAAGTAAATGTATCTCACAACATGTAGGTGCAGTCATTGTTAAAAATGATCGCATTGTCAGTACTGGATATAATGGCTCACCAGCTAAACAAGAAAATTGTTGTGATGCAAATTCACATTTAGTACATGATAATGAATTCCAGAATTGGGTTTCAGATGAAGCAAGACACCATCATCATGAATGGAGTCAGCTACATGAACTTCATGCAGAACACAACGCATTATTGTTTGCAAACCCAGCAGATCGAGAAGGGGCAACTTTGTATTGTACTCTACAACCTTGCTATGTTTGTTCACTTTTAATTGCAGGGTCGGGAATAAAAAGAGTGATTTTTGATACAGAATATCACAGAACTCCAGTTCAAGCCCTTGACGTGCTTAGAAATGCTGGTATAATCGTAGAAAGACTATCGGATTTAGAGGAATAATAATGAAAACTTTAATTTTAATTTTTTACGCAGTTGTTCTGATTGGAATCGTGTTTACATTCATTAAGGTTGCCTTTGGTGGAAATCCACGCTCAACTAAAAAGAATGTACGTAACTTTGTAGTGCGATTTGATCCAGCAAAGGAGAAGTACTACATCGCTAATCAGTTAGATACACATGATGAAGATGTTACTAACTGGATGGGTAATCGCATTTATTATACTGATAAACCCAAAGCCGAGTTTGTTGTTCAGAAATTAAATTAAAAAAGGGAGCCAATTGGCTCCCTTTTTTTTGGTATATTTTTATTATGCAGTAACAGTAACTGAAGTAGTGTCAGTGAATGAACCATCAGTAGTTGTAACAGTAATAGTTGCAGTTCCGGCAGAAACAGCAGTAACTAGACCAGATGCACTTACAGTTGCAACAGCAGGTGCTGATGAAACATAAGTAACAGTCTTAACAGATGCTGAAGCAGGAGCTACAGTAGCTGTTAGTTGTTGTGTAGTTGTACCAGCTAGACTTAAAGTTACGGTATCTGGAGTCATAGTAACACCAGTTACGGCAGTACTTACAGTAATAGCAGAAACACTAGTAAATGAACCATCAACAGAGGTAACAGTTACGTTAGCAGTACCGTTAGCAACACCAGATACTAAACCGGTAGCACTTACAGTAGCGATAGCAGGTGCACTTGAAACCCAAGTTACAGACTTATTAGTTGCATCAGCAGGTGCAATAGTAGCAGTAAGTTGTTGAGTTGCCCCTACACGGATAGCAGCAGTAAGTGGAGATACAGCTACTGAAGTTACAGCAACAATTACCTGACCTTGACTAGTATAATCAGTCATAAACAAAGCACTACCATTTTGTAGAATTACTTTATTAAGTAATAGTTTCACTGCGAATCCAGCAACATCACCATTTGAATCTACAGCACTAATACAGAAACTTCCTGGAGAAATACTATCAGAAAGATCTGCGGCTGTTGCAGAAACGTCTAACGCTGCACCATTTTTATCAACACCAGTGATTTCGATGAACGGATATACAGTTAGTCCATCAACACTCATTAGATCAAATACGTTAGCAGAACGTTGTTTACTAATACGAATATTAGTTAATTTTGTACCATCGGCAAGTACAGCAGCATCAACATTAATGCCATCTACTCCGAATGGGGATTTATTACGACCAGCAATTGGTTTTCCCATTTTTAGTCTCCTAAGAAAGTTATATTATGTATTTATTGAGATGTTAAAAATTAGGCACCTCTATTAATATTTACTTTTTAACAAAAAGTACTTGCAAAATTGAAAATTTCTGTTATGATTTCTGTACTTAACGAGTTTATACACAAAATAAAAAATGAAACATTGAACTTTTTTGTGATATAATATGAATACAAGGTGATGTAGCCTTGAATAACAAATAGCTAAGGGAGTCTTAGAATGAGTAAAGAAAAAGTATATGTGTATATTGGTCGTTTCCAAATGGCACACACAGGTCATGAAGCAACCATTAAACATGCATTAGAAAATGCTGACCGTTTGGTAATTCTTGTTGGTAGTTCGGAGCTTGCACGTGATTCAAAAAATCCGTTTTCGTTTGAAGAACGCCGTCAGGTACTGGATGCTATGTCTAATCGTTTAGTTCAAGAAGAGTGGGCTAAAGGGCGTTCGGTTAAGATTAATATCTTACCAATCCACGATTATGTATATAACAACAGCAAATGGTTGATGGAAGTACACGAACAAGTTAAGTCCGTTACTTCAAGCGATAACATTGTAATTACTGGTTGTCAGAAAGAAGCAGATGAAAGTACTTTTTATCTTAACTTCTTCCCACAATGGCAACAAGATTTCATTGGTGAAGTTAAGAAATCGCAAGCTGGTATTCCTCAGCAATATCGTGAGAAGGACGCAGAATCAAATCCTATTACGATTAATAGTACCGAAGTTCGTAATCAATTTTTCAGTACTAAACAGATTCCTGAATCATTACCAGAAGAAACAAAAGAATTTCTTGGTAAGTTCATGCAAACTAAACCAGTAATTTTTGATAATCTAATTGGCGAGTTTAACTTTGTTCAACGTTATCGTGCAGAGATGAATGAACGTTTACCATATAACAACATTCCGTTCTTAACGGGTGACGCAATGGTAATCAGTGCAGGTCACATTCTTCTTGTTAAACGCCGCACTTTCCCAGGTAAAGGTTTATATGCTCTACCCGGTGGGTTCTTTGACGCTTGGCAGGATAAAGATCAAATTCAAACTGCTTTACGTGAATTAAAAGAAGAAACAAAGATTGATGTTCCAATGAAAGTACTTGAAGGTTCAATCCGTGAAAGTATGGAGTTTGGTGATTTCAATCGTTCCCAACGCTGGCGTATCATTACTAAATGTGCATACATTCAACTTCAGGATAATACATTACCTAAAGTTAAAGGTGCAGATGATGCTGAAAAAGCATTCTGGATGCCACTTGGTGAATTAGTTCAGAACCGTGATAAGTTCTTTGAAGATCATTTAAGTATTATTGATACTTTCTTAGGTATTCTTTAAGTTATCGGAGTACTTCGGTACTCCTTTTAATTAAGAGGTTTTTATGTTGTACTGCCAGCCAGATAGTTTTTATCATGAAATGAAGTACATTTCAGATAATCAGCCAACTTTTTTACAAAAGTTATCTTTGTCTGAATATAAACTACCAACTGGTATTACACACATAGAACCAATTTCATATCTGTTGCAGATGATAGTTAATCAACCGGCAGATAATGAAGATAATAAAATATTTGCTATTAGAACATATGGTGTTTACAACTCACTTGAAGTAAGTAAAGAACATAAATTTATGCAGGTTTACTTTGCATTTTCAGATAGTGCTTTTATATACATCGCAAAACCTCGACGAAGCGATATAATTTTTGTCGATGATGAAATATTATTCACTACTTATGATGAGTTTGGTGATACATATGCTTTTTCTATTGATGAAATCGCAATTGAAAAGATTAATCCATATGCAATGTATTCTTACGTAAGATTTGGGGAGTATATGTTTGAACCACACAATCTAATGGCATTAATTCCAAAAATTTTAGTACAGAATTTGGTATAAACCAAAATAATCGAAAGCGATGTAGCTTTCAACACTTAATATCTAAGGGAGTCTTAGTATGAACAAAATTAACAAAAATGTAAACTTTATTTTAAATGTCGATTCGTACAAAACTGGTCACGGTTTTATGATGAAAGAGGGTGTTGTAGCTCTTGAATCAAATATCATTGCACGTAAACCAAGTAAGTACGCAACACATGTTGTGATGATGGGTCTACAGTACTATCTACAAGAGTACTTAGATATTAGCATCACTACTGATGACATTGACGAAGCACAGCTAGAAACTGAACAACGTGGCGATGATTTTGATCGCGGTTTTTG